TGATCGACTTGCAGCTTACGAGGACACGGGGCTTGAACCGGAAGCAGTAGAAACGGTTAAGCTTGCGCTGGCCGCAAGGCACATGGTTGATCTCGAAACGCTCAACAATACGCCAATCAGCAGGCTTGTAGAGCTTGCCGAGGCCGATAAGGACGGGCGCGTGGTCGTGCTGGCACCTGAGGAAAGAACGTTAGATTTTTCAGTAAAATACACTGAAATATGCGCGTTGTACCATTTTTGCGTCGATCTTGGAATCAAATGCACGATAGAGCGCCTGCACGACGGCTATGCAGTGCGTTTCCCGGACGGAAGTGACTTCGCACAGCATCATGGCACATATGGCGGGACGGAAGGATGCGTTGAACCGGCTATCGGGGACCATGAATTTGACTATACTGCAGTCGGCTTGAACTTAGCGAAGGAGCTCGTGAAGAAGCACAAAGGCAAATTGGAGGTGCACGATGCCTGACGAATACATCAGCCGCGAGGCGGCAGTGAAAATCGCTGAAAAGTACGGGCTTGCGAATGGCTCTGTATTGGGACGGCATACCGGACTGGCAGATTGCATTGCAAGCGAGATTTCAGCTTTGCCCGCCGCCGACGTTGCGCCTGTGGTGCGGTGCAAGGACTGTAAGTATCTTGTTGACGCGACGATTAACGCTAACGGTTTTCTCATCTGCGACATCAGCGATATGGAGATTGCACCGGACGATTTTTGCAGCTACGGGGAAGCAGAATGAGCGGGCTGCGGCGCGATGATGGAGGACACAAATGAGTGATAAATACATCCTACGTTCCGGCGCAATCGATGCGATCAAGCGGAACAGTGGGACTTTGTATACGAGAGAAGCGGAGTTCTTGCTTCGAAGAGCCATTCTTCTGCTCAAAAATGCTCCCGCCGCCGACGTTGTGGAGGTGGTGCGGTGCAAGGACTGCGACGCCTGGAAAAGAAACGTTGGCATTGCCGATAGCCCGAACGGACACTGTTTCGAGCACGATATTGATACAAACGGGCAGGATTTCTGCAGTTGGGGCGCGACCGAATGAGCGGGCTGCGGTTTGAGAGCATGGCGGATATGCCGCCGAGGATGCGGGAGCTTTACGCGAAGCAGGCGCGCGACCTCTCAGGCGCTGCGGCGCCAGCTCCCCTTGCGAAGGGGAGCCAAGGGAAAACGAAATACGGAAGCCAGAAGGCCGAACGTGGGGCGCTGCGGTTTGACAGCCAGAAGGAGGCGCGGCGGTACGACGAGCTGATGGTGATGCTCCGCGCGGAGATCATTACAGATCTGCGCTTGCAGCCGCAGTTTACGCTGCAGGAGAGCTACCTAACAGAGAACGGTCAGCGCATCCGCGCGATCCGCTACACGGCGGACTTTTCTTACCGCTTCGGCGGAAAGCTGGTGGTGGAGGATGTAAAGTCCAAGCCAACGCGCACCAAGGAGTACCTGCGCAACAAAAAAATGATGCGATCCAAATACGGGATCGACATACAGGAGGTGTAGGGATGACAGAGGATGAAAAGCGCTGCACGCTGCCGAAGTCGGCGCGGTGCTGCATGATGGAGTACGCGGGCGACGAGGCCTGTACGCACTGCGGATGGCAGCCGGAGGAGCGGGCACGCAGAAAGGCACTGCCGCTCACGGAGGATGAAAACGGCATACGACGAAAACATGTAGGAATGGAGGGAACTACAGATGGCTGAAATCATGCAATATTTTGCCGTAGAGCTGGATTCGTTTGTAAATGAGTACAACGGCAAGCATTGGGATGTGGATTTCGTTGGAACGGAGTATCCCCCGAGGATCGTGATGGAGCAGGCGACACCGCCGCTCTATAAGATTGAAGAGGACGGAAAACGGACGATCGAGCCGAATCCGACAGTACAGATCATCGGCAGGCCGGACTTGCAGGTCGTAACGACCGGCAAACTCCAGATCAGCAAAAAAGATCTTACCAAGATGGTAAACGGCGCGGCAAATCTATTGGAGCTGTTTTTGCACGGGTTTATGCAGGAGCGCAAGGAGATCGAGACGGCAAACAGCCGGGAGAACTGATTTTTTGATGGACTTATGCCTGCGCACTGTGCCATGAGGTGCGCAGGAGGGAGACCCGGCTTAAGGCTCCGGGCGCGGCAGCTGCAAAGGCCGCGCCCGGGTAAAAATTAGGAGGATAGTATGCCGACGATGATAACGATGCAGTGCGCACACTGCGGGAAGGTATTCCAGCGAGAGCTGCACAGGATGAATCATGCAAAAAAGTTTTATTGCAGCCAGGTGTGCGCGGCAAAACAGGTGGCGCAGGACCGCGAGGGCGTTCCGTTCGAAAAGAAAAATTTCCCGACGCAGACGCGCATCCGGATCATGACAAGGATACCGGTATTTCAGAAGCTTCAGCCCAAGGTGGGCGCGGTGTATGATGCGCTGAAATTTGAGGCAAGATACGGCGGACACGGAGGATATGTGATCGAGTCCGGCGGGAAGAAGATCAATGTGCGGCTGGACGAGGCAGTGGAGGAGACGTGATGGTGAGAGAAGAAAAGCAATGGGGAGAACGCGCGCTAGAGCTGCTGCAGGCGGATAGAGAGGGGCGCGTTCTCGTCCTTCCATGCAAGATAGGCGATACGGTGTACCGCATCCAATATGTACAGAAAGAGAATGGACGGTACAGGATGGGCGTTGCGGAGTTCAAATTTACTCTGCTGTGCCTGTATGAGATGGGCAAAAGGATATTTCTCACGCGCGAAGAGGCTGAGAAAGCACTCGAAAAAATGAAAGAGTAGCGCTGCACGCTGAACGCGTGGCCGGAGGCTCCGGCCACGCTTTGAACGGGCAGAAAAAACAAAGGTGGGATACAGCATGCAATTTGAACAGGGAAGCCTATTTGACGACAACCCGGAGTACGACGCATTTACAGAGAAATTCAAGCCGAAAAAGACAACGGACGACTGCTATACACCGCCGCTCGTCTATGATGCAATCCGAGATTGGGCGTGCGGCGAGTACGGGATAGATCCGGCAAGCATCGTGCGGCCATTCTATCCGGGTGGGGACTATGAGCGTTTTGACTATCCGGACGGCTGCGTCGTGCTGGACAACCCTCCTTTTTCGATTCTTTCAAAAATCTGCGAATTCTACATAGACAGAGGGATTGCGTTCTTTCTTTTTGCGCCGTCGCTCACGGTGTTTTCCGGGCGTTCGACTGTGCTGCAGACGAATCATATCATTTGCGATGCAGATATCACATACGAGAATGGCGCAGTCGTTCGCACGGCATTTATTACAAGCTATGGCGGGAACGTCGCGCAAACTGCACCAGAACTGCGCAAGGCAATCGAGCGGGCGATGCGGCAGATAAAGTCGGAGACGAAACGGGAGTTGCCGAAATATACATACCCAGATCATGTGCTTACGGCAGCCATGCTGCAGAAATATGCGCACTACGGTGTAGAGTTTGCGGTTAAGCGCGAGGACTGCACACAGATCGAGAAGCTGGATAGCCAGCGCCCGATGGGAAAAAAATTTTCGGCGGAGGCCTACTGCTATCCGAGAAAGCCGCAGCAGAGAAAGCCGCAGCAGAGAAAGCCGCAGCAGAGAAAGCTGCAGCACATATATGGGAATTATCAGAGCGCGAACGGCGAATTGTCGCAAGCCTCGGAAAATAAGACAGGGCGGGAGAAATTATGGCAAAGAGATGCAAACGCCGGATATTCGCCGGAGCGGTATGCACCCAGATCGTTTACAACGTGAGCGAACAGGCGGACATCAAGAGCAGCAAGCCGCGCAAGCCGCGCTTCGCCACGCAGGCTGAGCGCGACGAATTCAACTCCAAAATTTCAGCGGGGAAATTCGCGGCGCTCATCAACGCCAACTTCGGCCCGACAAGCCTCTACTCCACGCTGACGCTCAGCGCGGAGTTTGAGGCGCATACCGTGGAAGAGATCAAGCGCATCCGCGACAAATGCTGGCGCAGGCTTACATACCGATACCCGGAGGCGAAGATCGTGATGGTATACGGGCGCGGAAAATCTACGAACCGCTTCCACATCCACATGATCTCCGACGGCATCCCGGAGGACGCCATTGCGAAGCTGTGGGGCCTCGGAAGCGTGGTCGAGAGCAAGCACCTTCGCAAGCACAACTATTATGTAAACCAGAACGGCGAAAAGGTAGATCATGGGCAGGACTACACGGCGCTGGCGAACTACCTGCACGGCCACTGGAGGAAGGAGTTCGGGGGCCACAGATACAAGGCAAGCCGCACCTGCACCAAGCCGGAGCCGGAGCCTGCGACCGAGGCCGTGCGCGAGTACAGCCCGGAGCATCCGCCGGTCGCCCCGCGCGGCTATGTGCTCGTCGAGGCCAGAGCCACACAGTACGGATACCAATACTATAAATATGTATTCGATCCCAAAAGGATAAAAAATTGAAGCGGACGGGAGCCGCTTAAATCTTGCCTTGTAAATGTGTAGGGTTTTGCGACGATGCCGAGGGGAGGCGAAAAAAGTACTTGCAATGCGAACAAAAGTGTGGTAAGGTGCTAGTGAGGGAAGGAGACCGCGTCGTCTGCCCGATATGCGGCAGACGGACGTCGGTTCGACTGCTGGAGTCCACACGGCTCCGGGACTTCCCTCTGTACTGCAAAAATTGCAGGAACACCACGATCGTGAATACTGAGCCTGAGCCTATGAGCCTGAGCCGATGATCTGTCCGCTGCTGCGGAGGTCGTCGGCTGCTTGTGCATCCGAAGGGCAATATGGGCAAGCGAAAGCCGGATCTCCGCGAAAGCGGAGGTCCGGCTTTTTTGCATATTTCGGAGGCTGTGCCGGGCGAAGGCCCGAGACAGTACGAGCCATGTTCTTTCCTTCCTACTGGGCGCGGAGTTGGGGACCTCCGCGCCTGGCAGAGCTTCCGAAAAACGAAAGGGGGCGAAGAGCCTGAACGAAAAGGTATACAAAAGCGCGCGGGAGCTTCGCTCCGCAATCGATCGGTATTTCGCATCGATCTGCTACCGGGAGCCGGTGACGAGGACGGAGCCGGTGCTGGAGGATCGGGAATTTATCAGAAACGGAGAACGGATCGTGATGCAATGCCCCGCGCTCGACAAATACGGACACACGCAGACGGCGGTCGTGCCGGTGATGCGCGGGAAAAAGCCGCTCATGCGCGAGGTATGGACACGGCCTCCGTGCATGCCGGAGCTGCTGGGCGCGCTGGGACTGGACGAAAAGCAATGGGATGCGATGCGCACATCGGATGAGTTCGCAAAGACCTGCGCGCGCGCAGGGGCGCGAATCGAGATCTACAACATCCAGCGGCTCGACAGCTCCGCCGCGAACGGCGCAAAGTTCCATCTGGAACGGAAGTTCGGATGGGATGAAAAGACAAGCGGCACGACGGAGACGGAGATCGAGCTTCCGGAGGAGATCGCACAATGGCGAAGATAACGCTCGACTTTTCGCGCATCTCCGACAAGCAGAGGCGCTTCATGGAAGCGCTGACACGCTATGTGGCCTACGGAGGGGCCAGAGGCGGCGGAAAAAGCTGGTCCATCCGCGCAAAGTCAAAGCTGCTGGCGCTCAGCTGGCCGGGGATCAAGATCCTCATTGTGCGCCGGACGTATCCGGAGCTGCTCAACAACCACATCAACCAGCTCAGGCAGGAGCTGAACGGCGTCGCGCGGTATGCACAGGACAAAAAGCTCCTGACATTCCGCAACGGCTCCACGATCAAGTTCGGCTACTGCGCGAACGACAGCGACATTCTGCAATATCAGGGCGCGGAATACGACGTGGTATTCATCGACGAGGCCGCGCAGCTCAAAAAGGAGTGGCTGGACGCCATCGATACCACGGTGCGCGGTACGAACGGATTCCCGAAGCGCACCTACTACACGCTCAACCCGGGCGGCCAGAGCCACGGATATTTCAAGCGGCTGTTCATTGATCGCATTTTTGAGGAAGGCGAAAAGCCGGAGAACTACACGTTCATCCAGGCACTCGTGACCGACAACAAGGCGCTCATGGAAACGCAGCCGGAGTACGTCCAGACGCTGCAAAAGCTGCCGGAAAAGCTCCGGCAGGCATGGCTGGAGGGCCGGTGGGACATTTACGAGGGCCAGTTCTTCGAGGACTTTATCAACAACCCGGAGGGATACCAGACACGGCAGAACACCCATGTGATCGAGCCGTTCACGCCAGATCCGGGCTGGACGATCTGCCGGAGCTACGACTTCGGATACGGAAAGCCGTTCTCCTGCGCGTGGTGGGCCGTCGATTACGACGGCGTGATCTACCGCATTCTGGAGCTTTACGGATGCACGCGCGAGCCGAACACCGGCGTCAAGTGGTCGCCGGACGTGCAGTTTCAAGAGATCGCGAAGATGGAGCGAGAGCATCCATGGCTGGCCGGAAAGCAGATCACCGGCGTGGCAGACCCTTCGATCTGGGACGCTTCGCGCGGAGAAAGCGTGGCGCAGACAGCGGCCAGATACCGCGTTTACTTCACGCCGGGCGACAACAAACGCATTCCGGGCTGGATGCAATGCCACTACCGGCTGCAATTCGACGAGAACGGATACCCGCGCATGTACGTTTTCAACACCTGCAAGGCGTTCCTCCGGACGATCCCGCTGCTCATGTACGATGAGCACAAGCCGGAGGACCTGGACACGAGCCTTGAGGATCACGTCGCGGACGAATGGCGGTATTTCTGCATGAGCCGTCCGGTGAAGCCGATGCTGGCCGTGCCGGAAAAGCCGCAGTGGATCGATCCGCTGAACATGATGGAGGAAAGATAATGCGTTACCCAGAACTGAACGCGCCTGCGCAGGAACAGCTGGTGACGGAGGCCTTCGCGGGCTACAACCACAACCTGCGCATTGCCGATGGCGAATTCTACGAGATGCAGAATCTCACATCGGACTACTATCCCCTGCTGTCTCAGCGCGCGGCCCGCGCAATGGCCGGAGATTTCTCCGGCATCCAAGGGCTGCTGGCAAAGGACGCGCTGGCATGGATCGAGGACGGCGTGCTGTGGTACAACGCGCTGTCCATGGCTCCGTACATGGGCGGGGTGCTGCTCTCCGATGGACAAAAACAGATGGTGTCCATGGGCGCGTACATCTGCGTTTTCCCGGACGGATGGTATTTCAACACCGAGGACTACACGGACAACGGCTACATGGGCCATGAAAACCTCGTGGACTGCACGCAGACGGCGCTTTCCATCAAGGTCTGCACAGTGGACGGGGCCGTTATCACGATCACATACCGGCAGCAGGCCATGCCGGAGGACGCCGCGAATGACGCCTACTGGCTGGATACGGGCAAGCATGAACTCAAGCAGTGGAGCTCCGTGCAGAGCCAGTGGGTGAGCATCCCGACGGTATATGTAAAGCTGGAGGCAAACGGCATCGGAGCGGGCTTCAAAAAGTACGACGGCGTGCAGATCAGCGGCCTCGACGGGACGGATCAGGTCGAAAAGCTCAACGGCTCCCACGTTTTGCAGGACGTCGGCGACAACTACCTTGTGATCGTGGGGATTGTGGACGCGGACGCGAGCCAAAGCACAGGTGAGGTCAAGGCCGCCCGGCGTGTGCCGAAGATGGACTACATCACCGAGAGCGGGAACCGGCTCTGGGGCTGCCGGTACGGCGTGTCCGAAGGAAAAACCGTCAACGAACTGTACTGCTGCAAGCTGGGTGATTTCAAGAACTGGGAGTGCTATCAGGGCATTTCGACGGATTCATGGCGTGCAAGCTGCGGTACGGACGGACGCTTCACAGGAGCCGCGACGCTGGCAGACAGCCCGATTTTCTTCAAGGAGGACTGCTTTCACCGTATTTATCCGAGCGCGCAGGGCGCGCATCAGGTCAAGGAGATCAAGGCCAGAGGCGTGCAGCGCGGAAGTGAGCAGAGCCTGACCGTCATTGCCGATAAGCTCTATTACAAGGCACGGGACGGCGTGTGCGTCTATGACGGCTCCCTCCCCTATCTGATCTCGGACGCCTTCGGGACGGAGCTTTACCGCAAGGCGGCTGCCGGAGGCGTGCGCGGAAAGTATTTCATCTCGATGCAGGACAGCAGCGATGCCTGGCAGCTTTTCGTATATGACACGCTCAAGGGGCTTTGGCACCGGGAGGACGGCATGCACGCGACGCAGTTTGCAACGCTCGACGATGAGCTTTATATGCTCCGCGCAGACGGGATGCTCGTCACGGCCTACGGCTCCGGCGGCGGAAACGTCGAGCCGGAGATCCCATGGTCGGCGACAACCGGGATCATGACATGCGGCCTCATCGGGAAGAAATACATCTCACGGCTGAATCTGCGGATGCAGCTGCCCGTCGGAAGCGCGTGCGACTTCTGGATCGAGTACGACTCCTGCGGGGAGTTCCGGCACGCCGGACACATGGACGGACACGGACTGCGGACGTTCCTGCTGCCGATCCGCCCGCAGCGGTGTGACCATCTGCGGTTCCGGATCACAGGAAAAGGGCCGTTTAAGCTCTACAGCATCGGGCGCGTACTGGAAGCCGGAAGCGACGCCTGACGCGAGAAGGAGGAAACATGGACGGAAACACGAATATGACGACGATACAGGACGTGCTGGGCGACATTGGAGCGGGTGAGGCGATGCAGCCCATCGGCGTGGCGCAGATCCGGACGGCCATGGACACGCTGACCAAGTACAAGGCCGGAAAGTCAGCGCTCGAAAAGAGGCTCATTGCCTGCGAACAGTGGTGGAAGCTTCAGCACTGGCAGGAAATGAGTCCGAGCGGGAATCCATACGATCCGCAGTGGCGATCTGCTTGGCTCTTCAACGTCATTATGGGCAAGCACGCGGACGCCGTGGCGGCGTTCCCGGAGCCTGCTATCCGGCCAAGAGAGCCGGACGACCGCTCCGAGGCGGCGATGCTGACCAGCATCGTGCCGGTGATCCTCGAACAGAACGATTTCGAGGAGACATACTCCGATTCGTGCTGGACGAAGATGAAGCAGGGAACGCTGGCATGGGGCGTGTTCTGGGACAGCTCCAAGCTCAACGGCCTCGGGGATGTATCCATCCGGGAGATCGATCTGCTCAACCTCTTCTGGGAGCCGGGTGTGACCGACATCCAGAAAAGCAAGAACCTGTTCTACGCGGAGCTGGTGGACAACGACGTGATCAGGCAGCGGTATCCGCAGGTCGGAGACACGCTTCGAAGCGACAACACCTTTGTCAGCAAGTACAAGACGGACGATCAGGTGGATACGACGAACAAGTCGCTCGTGGTGGATTGGTATTACAAGAAGATCGAGAACGGAAAAAGCGTGCTCCACTTCTGCAAATTCGTGGGCGAGACGGTCCTTTCCGCGACCGAGAATGACCCCAATATGCAGAGCGGGCTTTACGAGGACGGAGATTATCCGTTCGTGATCGATGCGCTGTTCCCGGTGAAGGGCTCCATTGCCGGATACGGCTACATCGACATCGGCAAGAGCGCACAGGAGCAGATCGACCTGCTCAATCAGGCGATCCTGAAAAACTCCGTGATGGCGTCCACGCCGCGCTGGTTCATCCGCAGCGACGGAAGCATCAACGAAAAGGAATATGCCGACTGGCGCAAGCCGTTTGTACACGCGAATGGCAATCTGGGACAGGACTCGGTAATGCCGATCACGGTCAGTCCCATGTCGGCCAACTACATAAACGTCATTCAGAACAAGATCGAGGAGTTGAAGTGGACGACCGGCAACACGGACGTAAACAACGGCTCGGTGTCCTCCGGCGTGACGGCGGCCAGCGCCATTGCCGCATTGCAGGAGGCATCCGGGCGAAGCTCCAAGGACGCGACGCGCTCGGCATACCGGGCATACGCACGGCTCATCCGCATGGTGATCGAGCGCATCCGGCAGTTTTACGATCTGCCGAGAAAGTTCCGCATCCGGGGCCAGCTCGGGACGGAGGAATACGTCACCTACTCCAACCAGAACCTCAAGCAGCAGGAACTGCTGGGCCTTGGCGGAGATGTGTCCTGGCGAAAGCCGGTATTCGATATCGAGGTATCCGCGCAGAAGTCCTCCGAATATACGAGGCTCAGCCAGAACGAGCTGGCGCTGCAATTCTATCAGCTCGGGTTCTTCGATCCGACAAGGGCAGATCAGGCGCTGGCGACGCTCGACATGATGGATTTCGACGGCAAGGACGAGATCAGCCAGAAGATCGCGCAGAACGGGACGCTCCAGCAGGAGCTGGCCAGCTGGCAGCAGATGGCGCTGGCACTGGCGGAGCGCTTCGACCCGGCCATGGCGGACGGGCTGGCACAACAGATCCTTGGCGCGGATGCACAGGCACAGGCTCCGGCCGCCGGAAGCGCAAAGGCAGAAATGCCAGGAGAAGGAGCGGGCACGGAGGCAAAGACCGTGAAGAATGCGCGTGAGCAGTCGCAGAAGAGCACACAGCCGGACTGAGCGGCAGAAAACGTATCGACCGCGCACAGCGCGACGAGATAAATTCAAGGGCTCGCCCACCGACGGGCAGAAAGGAGCATTATGCTTCGCAAAATTACATTCCAGTTTTTCGCCGCCGACGCAGGCGGCATGGGCAGTATGACGGCACCCGCCCAGCCGAACACGAGCAGTCCGGCCACGGCCCTTGTCGGCACGACCGGTTGTCCAAACGGCCCAGAAGGAGCCCCCGGCCCTGCGGCAGCCGCGCAGACAGCACCCGTCGCTCAGGTGCAGAAGGAAGAAGAAAGCTTTGAGAGTCTTATCAAGGGCAAGTACAAGTCCGACTACGAGCGGAGCGTAAAAGCCGCCGTCTCGGAACGGCTCAAAGGGACAAAGCGGACGATCAGCAAGTTCTCCCCCATCCTCGATGTGCTGGGCCAGCAGTACGGCATCGACGTCTCCGATCCGGAAAAGATCGACTACGACGCGCTGACCAGAAGGCTGACCGACGACAAGCGGCTTTATGAGGCCGAGGCCATGGAGAAGGGCATCCCGCTGGAAACGCTGATGCACACGAAGCAGCTGGAGCGGCAGAACGCCGCGCTCCAGCGCGAGAATGCAGCGGCACAGGGAGAGATGCAGCGGCGGGCGGAATTTGACCGCATCGTCGGACAGTTTGCGGAGGTGCAGGCGATGTACCCGCAGGCGGATCTGTCGCAGGAGCTGGCAAACCCGGACTTCGGGCGGCTGGTCTCCAACGGCGTCCCGGCGCTGACGGCCTATGAGGTCGTACACAAGGCGGAGCTGGCGGCAGCGCGGACGCGCGCCGTCGCGCAGGCAACACAGCAGCAGATCGTCGCCGGTATCCAGGCAAACGGGATGCGCCCTCCGGAGGGCGCGGCCAACGCCGGAAGCGGCATGCCCGTACAGTTTGACCCTCGAAAGCTCACGAAACAACAGCGCGACGAAATTCGCGCACGAGTCAATCGGGGCGAGAAGATCACCTTTTGAGTGTCAGCCCCGGGAAGGGAGCTAAATGAAAATTAATCTTTTGAAACTCATGCATGGTTGCTGCGCGCCGGACGCCGGTACGCTGGTCAACACCACGCAGAACTATGTAAACGCTTACGACGGCTCGACCACGGCGTTCGCAGCGCCCAACGACCTGTCGTCGCTGATGAAGACATACTACGACACGGAGCTGCTGGAAAACGCGCGTCCGAACCTCATTCACGCGCAGTTCGCCAGAAAGCAGCCGCTGCCGAAGGGCCGGGGCAAGAAGGTCGAATGGAGAAAGTTCAACACCCTCGCGGACGCTTCGGCACTGACCGAGGGCGTCATTCCCACCGGCCAGAAGTTCGGACAGTCGAGCATGACGGCAAGCATCCTCCAGTACGGCACCTATCTGACGGTATCCGATCAGCTGGAGCTGCACGCCATCGACAACGTGATCCTCAGTGCGACCGAGGAACTGGGCGCTTCGGCAGGCACCACGCAGGACAAGCTTGTGCGAGACACCCTCGCGGCTGGCACGACCGTACAGTACTGCGACAAGGTGAGCGCAGCAGGCGCGCACACTGCCGCCGAGACCAGAGCAGGCATGGACACCACGTCCAAGCTCACCCCGACCGAGGTAAACAAGGCCGTGACCACGCTGAAAAAGCTCAAGGCCCCGACGATCAACGGCAAGTACGTCGCGATCATCCACCCGTCGGTCTCCTACGACCTGCGCGAGAACAAGGAGTGGATCGAGGCGCACAAGTATGCGGCGGTCACGCCGCTGTTCACCGGCGAGATCGGCGAGCTGCACGGCGTTCGCTTCATCGAGACGACTGAGGCGAAGATCTGGAACAACAACACCTGCCCCGTCAAGACGGCAGCAGGTTCTGGCGGTACGCCTGCGGCGACCTACTACAGCGTGTATTCCACGCTCTTCCTCGGCAAGGACGCCTTCGGTATGATCGATCCGGAGGGCGGCGGTCTGGAAATGATCGTAAAGAGCAAGGAGCAGGCGGGCGGCCCGCTGAACCAGTTCAGCACGCTCGGCTATAAGTTCTCCACCGCGACGAAGATCCTCTATCAGGATCGCATGGTCCGCGTAGAGAGCCTGTCGGAGTATTCCGGCACGGACGAGGCCAACTAAGGAGGGAAACCATGGCAGAGGTAAAGACCAAGGCCGAAGCGCAGGCAACGAAGAGCATCTTCCTGCCGCGCGCATCGGAGACAGAACAGCAGTTCGAGTTCGTATGCATCAACGGCAAGGCATATCAGGTGCCGCGCGGGAAACCCGTGGAGGTGCCGCTGGCGGTGGCCGAGGTGCTGGAGCACGCGCAGATGCAGGAGACGGAGCTTTTTGAGCGCGTCAACGAAATGCAGCAGAAGTGATAAAGAGGGCCGCGCAAGCGGCCCTTTTATCGAATTTGGAATGTGAAAAGGAGGCAGTGAGCATGACCATCCGAGAGGCGATCGAAGCCGTTGACCGGCTCATGCCAAATCAATATGAGAACATCGATAAGGTGCGCTGGCTCAGTGAGCTGGACGGCGTGATCTATCTGGAAATAGAAAAAACACACGGGAGCGGGAATCCGGTCTGCGAGCCGTGGGTGCGGACGCGCGATCCGCTCGACCGCGAATGGTGCGGCTGTGTGCCGCAGGAGAAGCCAAGCGAACAGACGTTCGAAGGGTATCCGGAAACGGTCGATCTCGACACGAAGCTGCGCATTCCGTGGCCGTATGACGAGATCTACCGCTGGTATCTGGAAATGAAGATCTCCGACGCGAACGGAGAAATGACGCGGTACAACAACGCAATGACCAAGTACAACGCCTACTACACGGCGTATCAGGATTTTTACAACCGGACGAACATGCCGAAAATGACGGCACCGTTCATCCATCTGTGAGGCGCATATGGGGAGCCTGACTTTACAGTACCCGCCCATGACCGGCGGGGACGCCGCGCAGCAGCTGGACGGGCTGCGGCGGTATCTGGTACAGCTGACGGATGAGCTGAACGGCGCGGACTGGTCGGCGGGCGCGGTGCTCACGCAGATCTCGCAGGCCATCGATGCAAGCGCACTGTCGAAGGAGGAGCGGCTGACGGAGCTGAGAGGCTTTGCCGCGCTCAAGACGCTCATTATCAAGACGGCGGATTTCGCGGCGGAGAACTCCGAGGCATTCAAGCTCAAGCTCAGCGGAAATTATGTAGCCGTGTCGGACTTTGGGAAGTACTGGCAGAAGGCCACCATGACCATTGACGGAAACGAATTCGGCATCCGGCAGCTGTATGAGTTCTCGGCGGGCGTCAACAACGCTTTTACCGTGAACTCGAAGCAGTACGTCAAGACGGGGCTGCTGTACTACAACGGCGTGACGCCGGTCTATGGCGTGGGCATCGGCAACATCGAGACGACCGTGTCCAACGACAAGGAAGTGATCGACAAGACGCAGAACGAGCTGCTGACCGTCACGTCCGGCAGGGTCAGCTTCTGGCAGGGCGGCAGTGAGGTAGCCTATCTGGCACAGAAAAAGCTCCACTTCCCTTCCGGAACGCTGGAGGCATTCGACGCGAAGCTGACCGGAACGGTCACGGCGGCTGCCGGGTCGAGTTTCGGGCCGTGGAGCATCTCCGAGAGCAGCATCTACCGCACCGACAACACATGGGGCGGGGCCGGACTTTACTTCGGAACGGACGGGCTTTCCATCGGGAGCGCATTCAAGGTGGACGCAAGCGGCAAGCTGACCGCGACGGGCGCGGATATCACCGGCTCCATCAAGGCAAGCGATCTGCTGCTCAACCAGAACGGCAGCTACACCAGCATTCAGATGCAGCTTTCGTCGCTGATTGCGGACGTGCAGGAGCTGACGGCGCTGGCCGCAACGGTCAGCACAAACACCAACGGCGGGCTGGACTCACTCAACCTCAACATTGGCAACCGGGGATGGCTGAGCATCACGGGCGCCAGCACGGCGTCCTCGGCGGTGGAGCTGTTTTCCTATGGAGCCGTGCGAATTCTGGCAGACAGCGGCTCGGTGTATCTGGCGCTGAGCGACAACAGCGCGTATATCCACATTACAGAAAACGGAGAAATCAAAATCAAGGGAACGAGCCTCACCTTTAACGGGGCCAGCATCAACACCTCCGGAAACGTCACGGAGGGTACCGAGGAGGCGACATGATGGTAAAAGAAGTAAACGAGCTGAGGAAGAAGATCGCAGAGGCGCTGAACGGGTCGAGGCTGCCGCCGGTCGTGGCGGCGCTGGTGCTTGACAGCTACCGAGCAGAGCTGCAAAGGCTCGTGGAGATGCAGGAGGCGGCAGAGGCAGCAAGGCCGCCGGAGAAGGAGGACGCGGAAGATGGCACTGTACAGAGTAAATGATGACGGACGTGCGCCGTCTGGGCTTGGCGTCGGCGACGAGGTGGTAACTGCGGGCGGTACTTACCGCATCGACAGCGTGGGCGCGGACGGGCAGTACAAGTCCACGCTCGTAAACAAGGGCCAGACCACGCAGAACTACAAGGGCAGCTATTCCACGCGGAACACGCTGCCGGGCTATTCCGACTACACGGCGGGCAGACTCGGGAATCTCGAAAGGGGCTACTCCCCTTCCGGCGCGGTATCGCAGGCAAAGGCATACCTCCAGCAGGTGCAGAGCCGGAGGCCGGGCGCGTATCAGTCGCGGTGGGATGCGGAGCTGGACAGCCTGTATGACCAGATCACCAACCGCAAGCCGTTCCAATACGACCTCAATCAGGATGCGCTGTATCAGCAGTACAAGGAGCAGTATCAAAGGCTTGGCAGGACGGCCATGCAGGACACGATGGGCCAGGCAGCCAGCCTCACGGGCGGCTACGGCTCGACCTACGCAGAGCAGGTAGGACAGCAGACCTACAACGCATACCTCCAGAGCCTGAACGACATCGTGCCGGAGCTCTACGACCGGGCGTATGGCCGGTATCAGGACGAGGGGCAGGATCTCTACAACAGGTACGGCCTCGTGAGCGACCGGGAGAGCATGGACTACAGCAAGTACCGGGACACGGTATCGGACTACTACAACGACCTTGCCGACGCGCGGAGCTCCTACGACTCCGAGTGGAACAAAGATTACACGCAGTGGTCGGATCAGCTCAGCTACTGGCAGCAGAAGGCTGCGCAGGAGCAGGCCTATTGGCAGTCGCAGCAGAGGGCCGCAGGTGGAAGCGGCGGCAGCGGAGGCGGAAGAGCGGGCAGCTCCGGAACCGGAAGCGGAAAGGGGTATATCGACAACACCTACAACAGCGGCGGAGCGGGCGGTGCAATGGCACAGACGTACAACCAGCTCAAGCGCGGTATGACCGAGTGGATCATGGCGGGACAGCCGGAAAAGGCATACGACCTGTTTTTGAGTATGGCGGGACAACTCAATCTGAGCAATTCGACCGGAAAGAAGCAGTATAACGAGCTGGTCAGCATCCTGAACAAGGCGGGCTACGGAATCCCGAAGGAATAAGGAGTGCAATATGGCAAAGAAACGCACAGGGCTTGATGCTCTGCGGGAGTATGAGGCGCGGAGTGGACGGCAGACGCAGAGCGGAAACCAGCAGACAGGAAACGCAGGCAGCTCCGGCGGAACGTGGCGCAGCGGGCTTGACGCGCTGCGGGAGTATGAGGCAAGCGGCGGCGGGCAGAACGTCACGAACGGCCCATATAATCCGGATTACCGGACGAACACCAGGAAAGCGACGCCGCAGAGCTATGAGGCGGCATATCAGCAGTACAAGCAGTATGTCGCAGAGTACCAGAAGCAGACGGAATTCCCACGCAGAGTATCCGTCGGAACGGCTGCCCAGCAGGCGGGCGGAAGCCAGAAGCGGGACTACAGCCGCATGCTCGGCCTGAATCAGCTCGACGGGGATATGCAGACACGCGTACAGGCGGCACAGGATATTCAGAAGTATCTACAGTTTCAGCGCAAGGTGCAGACCGGAACGGCGGCCCAGCAGGCGGCGACGAATGCCGGGCAGGACTATAGCCGCCTGATCGGTCTGAATCAGTTCGACGGGGAGATGGAAAGACGGGCTGAGGAATGGCAGCGAAAGCAGCAGGCAGCACAGGAGGCCGCAGCGCTGGATCAGGAGCGAGGACGCAGGCGCACTTCGGAAGAATACGGGAAGCGGATCGACGCGCTGGAGGCCGCAAGCGATTATGCGCGGGCACAGAATGCCGAGGGCGGCGGGCTGCCGGAATTCAAGGATGCCTATGACAAGGTAAACGCCGAACGCGAGACGCCCATGACACTGGACGAGATGCAGAAGGAGCTTGCCTATACGCGATACAAAAAGGCCGTTCTGGACAAGTCCGTTTCCGGGCGCGTCGGGGAGTATGCGGGCGACCTGGCAACGCAGTTCATCTCCGGCGGCGCGGATATGGCACTGGGCGGCTTGTTTATGGTCGACAGTTATCTGGATAAGGGCATGAACGGCGCGGCGGCGTGGGTGCTGCGGGACCTCGCAAAGGCTGTGCCGGATGGAAGCATCAAGGACAAAATGCTGTCCCTTGCGGACGATTTCAGCAGCTACTACACGGGCGAGAGCATGACCGCCGGAGAAGAGTCGGCACGGTACTACAAAGACGAGCTGAACAAGCTCGGCGATGAGATCGAGGGGAAATACAAGGGCGTTCCGCTCTGGATTCTGCAGCAGATGCCGTCGGCAGGAAATATGCTGTTCGGCGCGGGGCTGAGCGGCATTGCGGGCGTAAACAATCTCGTGACGCTCGGACTGACGTCCGGCGGCAACTCGGCACTGGAGGCGAAGGACAAGGGCGCGAGCGACGCGCAGGCGCTGGCCTACGGCGTGGTCGCGGGCGGCTTGGAGGTGTTCTCCGAAAAGCTGTTTGGCGGCAACCCGATCTATGACACGGACGCGGGTCTGGTAAATCAGGCGGTCGGAAAGCTCACCAGCAACAAGACGATCATGAAGATCCTCAACAGCAAGGCGTTTGACATTGCGTCGGAAGGTCTGGAGGAGGTCGTCACAGAAGTTCTCGACCCGGTGGCAGAGTGGGCCATCTACAACGGAGATAACACGGAGTTTGCAGACGCAGCGTCCATCGGGAACGCATTCCTCGGAGGCGTGTTCCTTTCGGCGGTCGGCAATGTGGCCGACGCGCCGAAGCAGCTGCAGCAGGCACGATATGAGCGCGTCTTGAGAACGGCAGGCTCGGAGCTGGCAGACATTGCACAGAGCGTGGACAGTGCGGACGTGCAGGAGGCGGCGCAGGTGATCCGGGACAAGATTGCCTATGGCGTGACGCCGGACGCGGCGGACATCGGCGCGGTGATCGACGCGATGGATCAGGCCGGAGAGACCGTGGACGTGGAGCAGGTACGCGAAGCGGTGGACGCGGAGGAAAACGAGGCCAAGGCAGCGCAGGCCGAGGCGGCTTTTCAGACGTACAACCAGTATGCAGATGAGCGGGATGCGAAGGCGCGGGATGCGGAAAAGGCGTCGTGGGCGCGGTCGCAGGAGAACACAGAGGCCATCAACGACGCGGAGGCGGACAGTGCAGCGGATGCCTTTGAAAAGCTGAACGAGGCGGAGGTAAAGGGCGCAGCAGACGCGCGGGCACGCCAGCAGACGGAGGAGGCCCGCGCGGAACGGGCGTTTACACAGGAGAGCCGGGACGACGCGGACAGGCTGCTGACCGACGCGGCCAGACGGTACGGCTTTGACGACCGCATGACCAGCGTGCTTCTATCCGGCTACGACGGAGCGCAGGACGCGCAGCAGTACGCAGAGGCCGTGAATGCGGCTTACGAGTACGGAAGGAATGGAATGAGCCTTTCGGCGGCACAGAGAGCCGCACAGGGCGTGAACGTGGATGTGGCGCAGGAGGCGTGGAACGCGGGCAGGGCGTCGATCCAGAGAGCGCCCATGAGTGCCTTTGAGCGGTACAACCAGTATGCAGACGAACGGGATGCGCGGCAGGCGGCAAGAGAAGCCCCGCAGCAAGCAAGCGGGCAGACCGTACAGGCCGTTCAGGAAGCGGCAAGGCCGCAGCAGGCACAGACGCAGACGGCCGCACAGGAAACGCGGGAGGCCGCGCAGACCGCAAAGGAGGCCGCTCCGAAGGCACAGGAGACGGTACGGGAGACCGCGCAGGAGCAGACAAAGCCAGCACAGGAGCGGGCGGAGACGAAGCCTGCAAAGCAGGAAGCGCAGGAAAGCAAGCCGCAGGCACTTGCTGCAAATCAATACGACGCCCGGAAGCTGGCGGCAGCCGAGATCAAAAAAAGCGATGTGACCGTGCCGGATGCAGTCAGGGACTACGACAAGAGGCTGGACGAGGCAGTCGCTGAGATCTACCGGCTCAAGGAGGCGGATGGAAAAGGCGAGGGAGCAAAAGTCCCGGTCTCTTCCATGATTACAAGCTTCCAGTATGGAATCCGGAGCATTGGGTTTGTTTCTCAGGAAACGAACAACGCGGACTTCCTTGCGGACGCGCAGGCATGGCTGATCGGTAACGCCGTCGCAAAGGGCAGCTACGCAAGGCTCGACGCGGCCAAGGCGTTTGACGGGATGGGGATCGAGGAGCGGACGCTGCGGTATGCGGGGGAGGTCTATCATTTCGGAGACAGCCTCACGCAGCGGATGATCCGCGAGTACAACGCCCAGAAGGGGAAAAACAAGGGCGTGAGCGCGGCGGAATACGCGCAGCACGTCCGGGACGTTTTCGACAGAGGCGCGCTGGGTGAAAGCCTTGCAGGCACAAAAGACAGGCTGCTGGGAGACGGCATGACGAGGGCGGCATGGAACGCCGGAAAGGGGTTTATCAATGGCGAGGAAGCAGGAAGCACGGCTGCTGATGACGGCGGCAAACGGGATGCAGGTATGGATTCCGGAGAACAGGCTGGAGCAGTGGCAGAGGGCACAGGAGGCGCAAAAACGCGATCCGCAAAGGCAAGCGCAGTCGCGGAACGAATTGAGCTCGAAAATCGCGTCCGCGCTGCGGGACAGCCGTACCTGAGCGGAAAGGACATTGGACTGGAAAAGGGGTCGGCGCAGCGGAGCTTCCGCGAGGCCCCGGAGAGCACATGGACGGACAGCATGAAGGCTGCCGCCGCAATGCTCCGGCGCGAGGGCTTCAAGGACGTGCATTTCACGGTCGGCGCGATCAGCATCGAGAATCAAAAAGCGAAGGTCACACGGTACGCGGATGGCGTGGTCATGGGCGACGCGGTGTGGATCAATGCGACGTCGAAGAAATGGACCGTGGAGCAGCTGGCAAAGCACGAGGCGTTCCACCATCAGATCAAGGACTGGCCGTATGCCATGGACGCGGTGCGGCAGACACTGGCAGACGAGCTGGGCGAGGACGGCATTCAGGAGCTTGCACAGCGGTATGCCGAGGCATACGAGGGCTGCTACGACGGCGCGGAGCTGGATACGTACATCGAAGAGATCTGCGCGGACGCCTACGCGGGCATGGACCGGATGCCGGAAGCAAAGACGCAGATCATACAAAAAGCCGCCCGGCAGGCGCAGGAGGCCCAGCAGGCGGCAGAAGAAAACGGCGGGACCAGAGGCCCGCCGGAGAAGTATTCGGTTTCTGAGGCTGACAGCAGAGAGCAGACGCAGGATGAGATCACGGCGGCGTATCAGAACGCCGTGCATGGCATCCTGAACGGAACGATCAATTCAAAGGACGCGCTTCTGGTTGGCTACACGCCGGAGATCTACAGGAAGCTGGGGATGCCGGATCTGCCTTTTGTTGTGGGAAGCGGGCACGTGTATTCCATTGCAAAAACGCAGGACGAAGCCAAGGCGGAAGGTCGATTCCGAAAGAACACGAATTATCATGGACTGGGGGAACGAGCGGTTGCTGACATCTTGCAGGCAGTAAAGAACCCGGTCATGGTGATCTCCGCGAAGGACGTTGACAGGAATGCAACCCCATTGCGCAGCACACACAGCGTTGTGGCGCTGGTGGATGTCGGAACCAACGGGAAATCCTTGGTCGTGCCGGTATCTATCACAGCACAGAACACCGTAGATGGGACTGTCATGGACGTCAATATGATCGCCAGCGTTTATGAAAAAAACGCGCGTGGACTTGTAAATGAGGCTATCGCTCAATTTAATTCTGGCGAAAACAGCATTTTCTATGTGACGAAAAAAGCCGCCACGCTTGCAGGTGAAGGGGTCCAATTCCCCAGCATCCTGCAAGCCGCAGCGACTTCTTCTAATGGTATTGTACGCAAATTTGATTCAAAAATCAATATGTCCATTGAAAATGTAACACAATCGCAACAATTCAAGCGTTGGTTTGGCGATTGGCAGAACAAGCCGGAGACGGCAAGCAAGGTCGTGAATGCGGACGGGACGCCGAAGGTGGTCTACCATCAGACCGGGAACGACTTCACGATTTTCGACATTCGCAAAAACGGCGCGGGAACGCGTGACAATGAAACGCCGTTTGGAATCTTCCTGAAAAGCAGCATCCGGGATATCGGCCTTAACGGGAAGAAGCAGATGGCGCTTTACGCGAACATCCGAAATCCGCTCTACGCACAGGATCGTGCGGATCTGACGCGGCAGCTTCGGGAGCTATCGCCGGAATACGATGCAATCAGACAGGAGCACGCCGCGCTCGACAAGGAATACAAGCAGAAATTCGAGGATGCAAAACGGAATTTCATCAACTTTCTGACGGAATGGAAGAAAAACCATCCGGGAGAAAGCAGCCGCTCCCTTTATGGAACGCCGGAGTTTGAGCGTGTATTCGATGCGGAGGACGCTGTCGTTGAAGAATGGACAAGCAAGGCAGACGCGCTTTCTGTGCGGGCAAAGGAAGTCCTGACGGATGCACTCAAACGGGCGGGGTATGACGGAGTTATCCTTGCGAACGACGCGGGAAGCTGGGGGCGCAGTACAGACGCATATATTGCGCTCAGCGAGAATCAGGTCAAGAGCGCAACGGACAATGTCGGAACGTTTGACAGGGATAATCCGGATATCCGCTATTCGGTGGCGGAGGATGCGCAGGATGAGGGTGGGGCGACCGCTTTCACGCTGGACAGCATTCCGAAGAAGGCGCAGGACTATCTGCGCAGGGTGCGCGGGCAGACGGCGGCGGCCATCCAGCAGACGCTCTCGATGCCGTTTGCGGCACGTCAGGAGGTGCTCAAGCCTGCCATTGAGGAAATGATGAACGAATATCTCCAGACCGGCAGGATCTCGCAGGAGACGGTGGACAGGAACTTTGAGGAGTCCTACAGGCGCGGCGTGGAGATGGACACGGAATTTTACGACCAGTACAAGGACGTAAAAACGCGGCTGCGCGATCTGAAAGTCACGCTGTCGGAGGCAGACCGGGCGGACATTGCGGACTTTGACGATTTCAGAAGGGCTGCTTCGGGGCGGCTGCGCATCGCAAACGAGGGCGGATTGCCGGTCGATGTGGCATACAAGGAAATGCAGCAGATGGCGCCGGAGCTGTTCCCGGAGAGCATCACGCATCCGGCGGATCAGCTCATGCGGATGTTCGAGGTATCGAAGCGAATTGAGAAGGTACAGATGTCGCTGGACGAATACCACGGCGAGGACGCGGAGGAATTCAAGCGCTGGGCAAAGAACGACTACGAGGCCAGCGTGGAGAACATGCTGGGAGCGCTGAATGTGGCAAGGCGGTATGCCGAGGCGCGGATGCGGCAGCAGCAGGCGCGGGCCGTCCCCACGACGATGGAGGAGGTCAAAAGCCTGTACGCAGACCTCAAGGGCCTGCGGCGGACGTATGAGCGGGCGGCGGTAAAGAACCTGCTGACGGCGGAGGACAACAGCGTCCTGAATCGCCTCCTGCGCGGCGAGATCACGCCGGAGGACGTGCAGGGCATGGAGAATGCGCAGGGCATCCTTGCCATGTACGAGGCCAAGGCAGACTATGACGCGGCGGCGGCCAAGATCGCAGACTGGCGGCGGTATCGGAAGGGCAAGCTCCGCGAGCAGGCGGACAACCTTCTGAAAAACGCGGAGAAGGCCAAGGACAAGAAGGCCGGAATCGAGTACAGCCGGGAGACAATGACGCGCAACGTCCGGGATATTTTCCCGGAGGCGGACGCGGAGGCGATCAACAAGACGTATTTCGAGCCAGTCCGGACGGCCAGCGCGAACGCGAACAAGCTGAAAAACCAGCTGCGCGAGCAGGTCAAGGAGCTGGATCTGAGCCGGAAGGCTCGCAAGGGCGACGCCGTGAGCGAGGCCCATGCGGTGCAGCTGCTGGGAGAGGCACAGGACAACATCCGATATCTGGAGCAGCACCCGAGGGCACAGGACCGGGACGGAAAGACGCTCAACGAATGGCGGCAGATCGTGCTGGATCTGTGGGCTACGAGTCCGGGGCTGGACAGGGCGAAGATCGAAAACGCCGTGGAGACGTTCCGGAAGATCTACGACGGGCTATTTGAGCAGATGAATGACGTGCGCATCCGCAACGGCTATGAGCCGATCAACTACCGGCAGGGCTATTTCCCCCACTTTCAGCCGGGGACGACGGACGGCATTCTGGGTCTGATGGGAAAGGCGCTCGGCATCGACGCGGAGGTATCGGCGCTGCCGACGACCATCAGCGGCCTGACGCACACCTTCAAGCCGGGCATCACCTACTTCGGAAATGCGCTGGAGCGCATCGGCTTTGACACGGCGTATGACGCGGTGGAAGGCTTTGACAAGTACGTGGAGGGCGCGGCCAGCGTGATCTGCTACACGGACGCCATCCAGAAGCTGCGGGCGCTTGCACAGCAGGTGCGATACCGCACGTCGGACGAGGGACTGCGGGAGCGGGTGGACGACATCCGGGCAAGAGACGATCTGACCGAGCACCAGAAGGAGCTTGAGATCAAGGAGATCATGGACAAGGGGCAGTTTTCGCTTTCGAACTTCGCGGTGGAGCTGGACGAATACACAAATCTGCTGGCGAACAAGAAGAGCAAGTATGACCGAAGCATGGAGCATCTGGGCGGGCGCAAGCTCTACAATTTCATGAGGGCATGGCAGAACAGGGTGGCGGCGAACATGGTCGCGGTCAACCCGGCGTCGTGGCTGACGAACTTCGGCGTTATTACGCAGGCGGGGGCGCAGCTCAAGACGATCTCCGTGCTCAAGGGGATGTGGCAGACGCTGGCAAACATCAAGACGAACGACGGACTTGTGGAAGCGAGCGACTTCCTCACAAACCGCGCCGGAAGCGATCCGCTGGTCCGCACATGGCAGCAGAACGCGAGCGCATTCCTGTCCACACCCATGGAGTGGATCGACCAGTTTTCTGCGGGAACCATTGTCCGGGCACGGTACATGGAGAACATCGAACGCGGCATGAGCGAGGAGACGGCGATGCGCGAGGCGGACGATTTCGCGGCAAACGTGATGGCAGACCGATCGAAGGGCGCGATGCCGACGCTCTTTGAGGCGCGAAACCCGCTTATGAAGATGTTCACACAGTTCCAGCTGGAGGTAAACAACACATATTCGTATCTCTTCAAGGATCTCCCGCGCGAGCAGCGGAAGAAGGGCATCGGGGCGCTGGCTTATGCGCTGTTCAAGTTCCTCATCGGAAGCTTCCTTTTCAACGAGATATATGAGTTTCTCGCCGGGCGGCGACCGAATACTGACCCGCTGGGGATCATCAACGACACGGTGGGCGATCTGACGGGGTATGAGCTGAATAATCTGGTGGACGCTGCGACCGGCGGCGGGCTTATCAAGGAGTCGGAGCCGGAGGGCGTGGTCGGAACGATTCAGAATCTGGCGGAGAACGTCGGGCAGGAAGCACCGTTTATCGGAAACCTGATGGGCGGCGGCAAGCTCCCCTTCTCCAGCTCCATGCCGAATGTAAAGAACATCCTGACTGCGCTGGACTCGGAGACCGCGACGGACGAGGAAAAGCTGGCGAAGGTCGGGAAGGAAATGGTCAACCCGGCGGCCTACTGGCTGCTGCCGTTCGGCGGCGGGCAGATCAAGAAAATGTGGCAGGGCATCAGCGCTCTGAAACGGCAGGGCAGCTATACGGCGAACGGGCGGCTCCAGTATCCGATCTACACCGACCGGAAGGGAGACAAGGCGAATGCCGTCTGGCGGACGCTGCTGTTCGGCAAGAGCGCGACGCCGGAGGCGCAGGCGTGGGTCGAGGCGGGCTTCGGCGCGCTGAGCGAGAAGGCGACGCAGACGTATGAGGCGATGCGCGCCGGAGGAGTTGACCAGAGAGACAGCTATGAGCTCATCAAGGCCATGTCCAAGGTCAAAAAGACCGACACGCAGACCAAGGAGCAGCTGCAAATGCAGCTCCTCAATGCGTTCGACATTGAGGACAGCGGGAAGGTGCTGTACTACTACAACATGATGGCAAGCGACAAGGAGCGGGCGCAGATCGACAAGCTGCTGGCAGAGGGCGCGGACATGGGAGAATACCTCCGGTATCTGCAAGAAAAGTCCGGCGTGACCGGCGAGAAGGACGCAGACGGAAAGACGATCTCCGGAAGCGTGAAAGCGGAGACCATCGCGCTGATAGACGGGCTCAATCTGTCGCCGGAACAGAAAACGGAGCTGGCGAAGGAGGACTACACGCCAACGGGATTTGAGCCTTGGACGGAAAACCACGACAAGCTTTACAAGGCCGTATCGACCGGGAAGGATCTGCGGAGCACGCTCAAGGGCCTTGAAAAGGACGGATACGAGCCGAAGGAGATCCGCGCGGCCATCACGGACATGTTCCGCGACGAGTATCTGGCGGCGGACAAGGCCGGGAAAGCAAGGCTCAAGGGATACCTGCGGAACGCATTCATGGTGAGCGGACTTTCGCAGAAGGAAGCGGAAAACAAGATCAAGAAATGGGAGGAGGCGCAGAAATGAGCGCGGCAAACACGATCCCCGGCGCGCGGGTCAGCCCGCGCATTGCGAACGGGTGCATTTGCTGGTATGAGGGAGACACGTTCTCCCTCCGGCTCCGGCTGGAGCTGGAGGACCAGGACGGCGCGGACGTGGCCATCGGGCAGACGGACACGATCAAGGTCACATTCTACGACTGGACAAAGAAGGCCGTGCAGGAATTCTCCTTCACCGGCGCGGACGAGAACACGGTCACGCTGGCGTTCACGGACGAGGTGACGGCCAAGTTCCCGCGCGGCATCTACCGGTACGACATTTTATACACGCACGGCAACCGGACCACGCTTGCGAGCGGGAACATTGCGCGTGTGGAATAAGGAGGCGAGGGTATGAAAATCGAAATTCCGGAAAGCGTGATGGTGACGATCCACGGCCTCATTTCCAGAGGCATCAAGGCTGTGGCGGTATCAGACAAAGGGCATCTGATCTTTACGCTGACGGACGGAAGCACCGTTGACCTCGGAGACATCCGGGGACCGGCAGGCCCAACGGGCAAGCAGGGGCCGCCAGGCCCCGCAGGCGCAGACGGCAAGGACGGCGCGACCGGCCCGCAGGGCCGTCCGGGTCCGAAGGGAGACAGCTTCCAGACCGTGGTAGAGGACGACGGAAACGGAAACATCATCATCCGGGCGCTGACGACCGAGGGAACCGGAACGAGCGGGCAGAACGGATACACGTTCACGCCGTCCGTCAGCGCGGAGGGCGTTATCAGCTGGACGAACGACGGAGGCTTGGAGAATCCGACGCCGGTCAACATCAAAGGGCCTGCGGGCGCTACGGGCGCGACGGGGGCACCGGGCGCGACGGGGGCACCGGGCGCGAAGGGTGCGGACGGCAAGACGCCCGTCAAGGGGACGGATTATTTTACAGAAGCGGACAAAACAGAAATGGTGAATGCCGTTCTGGAAGCGCTTCCGAATGGAGATGTGGCGACATATGGCTGAGAACGATAAGGTAGTAGTCACAAAGAGCAAGCTCGACGCGCTGGCGTCGGCGCTGCGGACGATCTTCGGGTTTACCGGAAAGAAAACCATCGAGCAGCTGACCGAGGAGGCCGGGCATTATGATCCGCGGCCGGACATTTCCGATGCGACGGCGACCGCCGCGCAGATCCTCAAACCGTACACGGCGTATGTCAACGGCGGAAAGGTCACGGGTGAGATTGAAAGCCTCGCGGCAACGGCCTATGCGCCGTCCACACGGCCGCAGACCATCCCCACCGGGAAGTATCTCGCGGGCGCACAGACCATTCAGGCAATGAAATTGCAGAACAAGACGGTCACGCCGGGCGCTTCGGATATCTCCGTGACGAAGGATGCAGCATATGACGCGCTGGGGTCGGTGCTTGTGAAGGGCGTCCAGTACCCAGTGCTCGTCAAAAGGACCATGACGGCGGCAGAGGTATCCAACGACAAGAAAACACTGGTGCTGAGCGAGGCGGAGACGCAGCTGGTCCAAGCGAGTCCCCCGTCCTTTGCGCTGGTCTACACGAAAAGCACGATCACGGGAAACAATGTCGTGTGTTCATTCTGCAGCGAAGATTTCAGTGCGTATATGTCCATGACCGCGACCGGCGCAAAGGCGGAGAAGTACGCATACGGCGGTGTGGCATACAACAGCAGCGGACGCGCAGTGTTTGCGCTGCCCAATACGATCACAGCAACGTTCGCAAGCGTGCCGTATGAGATTCTGATTTTGGGAGGTGGCAGTTGGTGAAAGAGCTGAAAAGCATCAAATTTCCGGGGCTGGAGGACGTATACAAGATTCCGGCGGGCGGGTCGGGCGGTACCGGGCAGGACGGCAAGGACGGCATTACGCCGACGATCGGAGCAAACGGGAACTGGTATCTCGGCGACGAGGACACCGGGAAGCCGTCGAGGGGTGCAACCGGCCCGCAGGGTGCGACCGGCCCCGCAGGCCCGGACGGCGCTCCAGGCAAGGATGGAGCACCCGGCGCAGACGGCACGACATTCACGCCGTCCGTCTCCGCTGCGGGCGATCTGAGCTGGACGAACGACGGCGGCAAGGCCAACCCAGCGCCCGTCAACCTAAAAGGCCCGCAGGGGCCAGCGGGGAAGGCGCCGGTCAAGGGCACAGACTACTTTACAGAGGCCGATAAGCAGGAGATTGCGAAAGACGCGGCTGCGCTGATCGATCTGAGCGGGAAGCAGAACAAGATCACCGCCGCCGGAATCCTCAAGGGTGACGGCGCGGGTGGCGTGACCGCCGCCACACCCGGCGAGGATTATCTGACGGAAGCACCCGTCACGTCTGTCAACGGCGCGACTGGCGCAGCGAAGAGCGCATTTTATGTGACGGTGACGCAAGGAGCCGATGATAGCGTAACTGTTGACAAAACGGCTGCGGAAGTGTATGCGGCCTATGCGGCAGGGTATGCGGTGTATGCGATTGCAAAGTTCAGCAATATTAACATCCCATACACACTTCCGCTTGAGGCTGCGGTAAATATTTCTGGGAATGTGATGCTCGGATTTGGAGCGGCTGGATCAAATTATCCGACGCAAAAACCGAAATATCTATGCGTGGTATACAACGGGAATGATTGGCTTGCATGGAATGGAACGCTGACAAGAAGCGAGGATATCCCAACGATTCCGACGAAACTCCCAAATCCCTGGGCGCTCAACATCAAGATTGGCAACACGACGACGAGTTACGACGGAAGCGTGGAGAAAACCGTGGAAATTCCAAAAGGTGTTCCATCTGTTACATCCGCTGATAACGGGAAATTCCTGCGCGTTGTGGATGGAGCATGGGCGGCTGTAGAGATCGCAAACGCGAATGGAGGGAGCTTTTGATGGCAACTGAATATTTAACGAACGATATAGAACTCACGTCAGTTGCCGACGCAATCCGCGCGAAAGGCGGCACATCTGACCCACTTGTCTACCCGGACGGATTTGTGACAGCCATTGGGAACATTCAGACTGGTGGAAGCCTCACGCCCGGTGCTCCCGGTGACATCACGTTTTACGACTATGATGGTACGATTGTCACGTCTTGGACACTAGCAGAACTGGCGGGGAAGACGGGCCTGCCGGAGCTTCCATCGCATGAGGGGCTTACCTGTCAGGGATGGAACTGGTCGCTGGCTGACCTCAAGACCACAAACCGCAAGATGAATGTCGGCGCTATGTACATCACGGATGATGGCAAGACCCGTATCTATATCCGTCTGGAAGAAGGACGCACATCTCCAATGCTTGGAGTTTGTCCGAATGGCACTGTCACCGTGGACTGGGGTGATGGAACCACACCAGATACACTGACAGGGGTAAGCACAACGACTGTAAAATGGACGCCGAACCATGTTTATGCCGCACCGGGCGAGTATGTCATAAAGCTGACGGTGGATGGGGCAATGGGGTTTTATGGACAATCTTCATCGAATGATGGTAGTGCAATCCTTCGGTATTCATCTAGTACTGACAATCGAAATTATGTTTATCAAAATAGTGTTCAGAAAATTGAGATTGGAAATGGTGTAACAAGCATTGGACAATATGCGTTCTACAATTGTCATTCTCTGGCATCAATTACAATGCCTAATAGTGTAACAGGTATTGGACAATATGCGTTCTATTCTTGTAATTCTATGGCATCAATTACAATGCCTAATAGTGTAACAAGTATTGAGCAACGTGCGTTCCATTTTTGTTATTCTCTGGCATCAATTACAATGCCTAATAGTGTAACAAGCGTTGGACAATATGCGTTCTATTCTTGTAATGCTCTGGCATCAATTACAATGCCTGATGGTGTAACAAGCATTGGACAATATGCGTTCTACAATTGTTATTCTCTGGTATCAATTGCAATGCCTGATAGTGTAAAAAGCATTGGACAATCTGCGTTCTATTCTTGTAATTCTCTGGCATCAATTACAATGCCTGATGGTGTAAAAAGTATTGAACAATCTGCGTTCGCCCGTTGTCATTCTCTGGCATCAATTACAATGCCTAATAGTGTAACAAGTATTGAACGATCTGCGTTCTCTACTTGTTATTGTGTAGCTTTTTATGATTTCACAGCTTATACAACGGTTCCGACACTAGCATACACAAACGCTTTTACCGGCATCTCCGCTGACTGCCAAATCCGCGTTCCGGCAGCACTTGTTGACGAATGGAAAGCGGCTACAAACTGGTCATCCTATGCAAATCATATTGTGGGGGTGTAAAGATGATTCAAAGAGAATTTTATATACAGCGTAAGGACGGTGTAAAGCTATACCGCACCTATTCTGATGCAGGAATGATGATTCGGCAGAATGAGACTGGTATGGAATATGCAGAGGCTATCGATGTTGAGGGTGCGTCATATACCTACACGGAGACTGCAATGCCGATTCCAACGCCGGAGCTGACTACAGAAGAACGTTTGCAAGACGCTGAGACGGCACTAGGAATCATGTTTGGGGAGGAAACGGTATGAGCTATACAGAAAGGGCCAGAGCACTCCGCCCCTATATTGAAAAGTCATCTGTAAGCCTAACTGATGAGGACGCACTACAGGCAGTAGAGCTATTCCCACAGTGGGTGACAGATCATGCTTATGTAGTAAATGAGCGGCTGCAATACAATGGCGTATTATATCGTGTGTTTCAGGCACATACCTCGCAAGCGGATTGGACTCCAGATATTACACCCGCATTGTTTGTGGTCGTTTCCCTAGACGAATGGCCGGAATTTGTGCAGCCTACTGGTGCGCATGATGCCTACAAAAAGGGTGACAAGGTGACGTTCAATGGCAAGCATTACATCAGTCTGATTGATGCGAACGTATATTCACCAGCGGCATATCCGGCGGGTTGGCAAGAGCAGGCATAAATAAAACAATATCCTCTATGGCTCATATTGGGCTATAGATGGTTTGTCCGGAGTGCGATAGAAGATTATCCGGCTATCACGGGAGGATAAGTGGCCTATGGATACTTGCGTATGCTGCGGGCGAGCCGTGCGGAGGGACGGATGGTCTGCCCGGAGTGCGAAATAGAAAGCTTTGAAAGGAGTATCAAGATGGATGATGGAATTCAGGCGCAGATCGCCTCCGTGGAGGCGCGATGCAAGAGCAACTCGCACAGGATCGACGAGCTGGAGGCAGACAACAGGGCGCTGCATCAGCTGGCGACCTCGGTGGAGGTGCTGGCGACCAAGCAGGAGGCAATCGAGGAAAACGTGAATGAGATCAAGGCCGATGTGAAAAGCATCAAGGCGCTGCCGGGAAGCCGCTGGGAGGCGATCGTGAGGGGCCTTATCACGGCAATCCTTGCAGGACTGATCGGATTTGCGCTGGCGAAGCTGGGGCTGGGATGATGCGCAGAGACAAGAAACGGTGGACAAAGGGCCGTATGGCCCGCGAGCTTGTGTACTACTGCCTGTGGATGCTCACGGCAGTGGCCACATGGGCAATGATCCTGAAAACCGCCGCCGTCCTGCTGGACAGGACGTGCGACCTTTCGGATGTGCTGGTGTTCGCGGGCGCGGCCTTCGGCGGGGAGCTGCTTTTGCTCCTGCTCAAGAGAGTATTTGCAAAACCAAATGATAAAGACGATGGAGGTACATACGATGGATAAGATCATCAAGCGGCTCGGGAATCTCCTGAGCGTGAAGAGCCTTGTGACGCTGACGCTGACGGCGGTATTTGCGTACATGGCCGTGGTAGGCAAGATCAGCCAGGACTTTATGACGGTGTATGCCGTCGTGATCGCATTCTACTTCGGCACGCAGAGCCAGAAGGTGCAGGACGCAGTGGATGGAGGCGCAAACAATGCCGGTAATTAAAGATGCGCTCACGCCGATCAACCATCGAGCGGGCGGCTGCACGCCGAAATGGATCGTCGTACACTACTTCGGTGCGCTCGGCTCTGCGGCCAGCGTGGCCGAGTGGTTCAAGAACCCGCAGGCCAGAGCCAGCGCACACTACGCCGTGGACGAGGGCGATATCATTTACCGGTGCGTAAAGGATACGGACGTGGCGTGGCACTGCGGAGACGGTACGCTGCATCCGGAGTGCCGGAACTGGAACTCAATCGGCGTGGAGCTGAGGCCGAAGAAGGTCAACCGGAAGCGCATGGGAGCCTACGACACCGACTGGTTCTTCGAGAAAAAGGTGCTGGACAATGCTGAGTGGCTCATCCGCAAGCTCATGCAGGAGCACAACATTCCGGCGGATCACATCATCCGGCACTACGATGTGTCCGGAAAGTTCTGCCCGCGCCCGTTTGTTGGAACGGACATGAACACCTACTATCACACCACTGGCAACGAGCAGTGGAAAAAATTCTTGGAAAGGTTTGAGGACGAAGTGGTAGAGAAAAGCAAAATGATCGTGGATGGCAAGGAGGTCGCCGTCGAACGCATCCTGAAAAACGGCACGAACTATGTCAAGGTGCGCGATATCGCCGCCGCGCTGGGTCTCAAGGTCAGCAATAAGGGCAATATTGCCGTGCTGAACACGAAGTAAGGCAAGCCTATGCTGCGGGGGCTGCCGAGTCTGAGCCGCAGCGATTGGGAGCATTTGATCGACGAATGGATTCTTTCGGAGCGATACCGGGGAATCCTGAAACGGAAGATTCTTGACGATTGGAGCCATGAGCGCATTGCCGAGCGCGAGGGCCTGAGCGTAAACGGCGTCAAGAAGATCATAGCGCGGTGCGTGAATGTACTGCGGGAACATGCAACAGAGCCGCCCGGATA